GCCTCGCACTTTGAATCGGTTGCACTTGATTCAATCAGCGAGATTGCAGAAGTCGTGCTGAATGACGAACGAAAAAAGTCAAAAGACGGACGTGCAGCTTATGGCGAAATGAACACAGTCATGCAGGAATTGATACGAGCATTCCGTGACATTCCGAACAAGCACGTTTTAATGACTGCAAAACTTGAAAAGACTGCCGATGAAATGGGGCGTATGCTTTACAGCCCTTCGATGCCAGGCAAGACGCTTACGCAAGGGCTGGACTATTACTTTGATGAAGTCATGGCATTACGTGTTGAACGTGATGCGGAAGGCGTGGCGCAACGTGCATTGATGTGCGATAGCGATGGTTTATGGCGTGCCAAAGACAGGTCAGGCAAGCTCGCAATGTGGGAACCGCCGAACCTAGGAGACATCATTGCAAAGATTGGAGATAAATAATGCAGACACTTATTCAGGAGTGGCTCAAGTTCAAAGAGCTTGAGAAAGAGGCGCAAGATGCACGCCGTGCCATTGAAGATGCAATCACAGCACAGGTGCATTTAGGCATTGACTTTGAAGGCACAAAAAATGTAATCGATGGTGACTATGAAGTAAAAATCACAGCACGTCATACTCGCAAGATTGATGCTGATAAGCTGCAAGAGATTGCTATCGAGCATGGATTGACTGAGCACTTATCAAGCCTATTTCGATGGAAGCCGGAAGTGAATGCAGCCGCTTGGAAGTCTGCACATAGCGAAATCACAGAACCTTTATTAGATGCAATTACCACAACCCCAGCAAGACCTAGTTATTCAATTAAAATCAAGGAGTAATAAAAATGAACATCAACGATTTAACACTTGGACAGATTAAAGAAATTCAAGCATTAGCTTTTAACACTCAACAATCGCAAAATGAAGGTATTAACTTTTCAATTGGTAAGAATGTAATTATTCGCACTTATTCTGCGGGTGTATGGTGCGGAACTCTTAGCCAGAAATCAGGAAATGAAGTTATTTTGACTAATGCTCGCAGATTATGGAGATGGTGGGCGGCAGAATCTATTAGTTTAAGCGGAGTTGCTAATTACGGAATCATTGAAAGTAAAAGTCAGATTGCGCCTGCTGTAGATGGTGTGTGGCTTGAAGCTATTGAGATTATTCCAACAACTGATAAAGCTGAGAAATCAATCATGGGGGCAAAAGATGCCAAAGCTGGATAAATTCATGTTTTTAAATAATGGCTCTGGCTCTGGCTCTGGCTATGGCTCTGGCTCTGGCTATGGCGATGGCTCTGGCTATGGCGATGGCGATGGCGATGGCGATGGCTATGGCTCTGGCGATGGCTCTGGCTCTGGCTCTGGCTATGGCTCTGGCTCTGGCGATGGCTCTGGCTCTGGCGATGGCTATGGCTCTGGCTCTGGCTCTGGCTATGGCTCTGGCTCTGGCGATGGCTCTGGCGATGGCTATGGCTCTGGCGATGGATGATTTGTATATTTTATAATGTAGATTTTTAAATTTTAAACAGGAGTAATAACCATGGCATTTTTTGACCAAGAAATATCAGTAGACCAACTACCAGAATCAGGCAGTTATGATTTGCTACCTGCTGGCTGGTATAACGCAAAGATTCACAGCGCAGACTTGAAACCAACCAAATCAGGCGATGGCAAGTACATTGCATTGCGCTTTGACATTACCGGACCAGAGCAACAAGGGCGTGTAGTTTTCACAAGCATCAACATTAACAACAAAAACCCAGTCGCCGAAGAGATTGGACGCAGGCAATTAGGCGAAATTATGCGCTCTGCCAATTTGGCTAAGATTCAAGATACAGACCAGCTTATCGGGATTGAATTGCAAATTAAAGTAGGTGTGCAAAAGTCAGAGCAATATGGTGATTCAAACACTGTGACCGGCTATAAAGCATTAGATGGCGCAATGGCTGCAATGCCTGCGGCAGCTTCTAAATCAGAAAATAAACCTGCATCATCTAGCAAGGCTCCTTGGCAGAAATAACTTATCAGGGGCTTCGGCCCCTGTTTTGGAGAAATTGTAAAATGGCACAAATACCAGAACCAAGTATTACGATTCAAGGATTGATTGATGACTATCATGCTAGTAAGACAGAACCATTCAGGCCCCACATGGGCTCTAGTCAGTTAGGCCATGAATGTGAACGTTATTTATGGCTTTCATTTAGATGGGCAGTTAAAGAACAAGTATCAGGCCGTGTTAAACGTATTTTTAGACGCGGTAATAATGAAGAGGCTATCGTAGTATCAGATTTGCGTAATATTGGCTTAGACGTACAAAGCACTGGCGCAAATCAAAGCCGCGTTTTATTAGGCGGTCATGTATCAGGCTCAGTCGATGGAATTATCCGTTCAGGAGTGCCAGAAGCGCCTAAAACACCGCATATTTTAGAGATTAAGACAACGAACCAAAAAGGATATGATGCGCTAGTTAAAGATGGCGTTAAAAAAGCAAAGTTTCAGCACTTCGTTCAAATGCAATGTTATATGCACGGCATGAAACTAACACGCGCTTTATATGTAGCTGTGAATAAAAATGACGATTCACTTTATACCGAGCGTATCGAATACGATAAAGCAATCGCTGAAATGTATATCAATAAAGGCCAGTTTTTGAGCCTGAATGAAGAAATGCCGCGCAAACTGTCAGAAGATAAAACATTCTTTATTTGCAAAATGTGCGGCATGAACGATTTTTGTCATGGCTCAAAAATGACTAAACAAGTCAATTGCAGAACGTGTGCATTTTCAACACCTAAGCCAGATGGAACTTGGTTTTGTGAGAGATGGGATGACACTATACCAAAAGACACAGCTTATACTGGCTGCGATGCTCATGTGATTAGGCCTGATATGATGCCGTATGAATTTAGACCGTCACAAAATGAATGGCAAGCTATTTATATCATTGATGGTAAAGCGGTGCTAAATGGCGCTGATGGTTTTAAATCAAGTGAGATTATCGCAAATCCTAGTGATTGTGCTGAGAATGATGGATTTATGAATGAGTTGCGTACAACAATGAATGCTAAGGTAATAGGATAATGCTTCGTGACTATCAATTAAAAAGCATTACCATGCTTTATGACTGGATGCGTAAGCATGATGGCAATCCTTGTTTAGTACTCCCTACTGGCGCTGGAAAATCATGGATTATTGCCGAACTATGCCGCGACGCTTTAAAACAATGGAAAGATACGCGCATACTCATGCTATCGCACCAGAAAGAGCTTATAGAACAGGATGCGGAAAAGCTCCGCATATTATGGCCTAATGCGCCGATGGGTATTTATTCAGCTAGTATCGGCAAGCGTGATATTGGAGAGCCTATAACATTTGCAGGCATTCAATCTATTGCTAAAAAGCATAATTTAATAGGTCATATTGATATCGTAATTATCGATGAATGCCATACCATTTCACACAAAGATGAAGGCCAATATCGTACATTATTAAATAACCTTAAACTAATTAATCCAGATATGCGTATTGTAGGCTTGACAGCAAGCCCGTACCGTTTAGGTCATGGTTTAATCACTGATAAGCCTGCTTTATTTGATGATTTGATTGAACCTGTAACAATTAAAGAACTACTCAAAAAAGGCCATTTAGCGCCATTACGTTCAAAAATTACGCGCGAACGATTTGATATATCAGGCGTACATAAACGAGGCGGTGAATATATTGATGCTGAATTGCAAGCCGCGATTGATAAATCAGATAAAAATGTGCGCGTAGTTGATGAAGTTATATCACTGGCTGGAGAACGTAAAGCATGGTTATTCTTTTGCGTAGGGGTAGAACATTCAGAACATATCCGCGATGAATTAAGAAGGCGCGGCATTGTTGCTGAATCAGTAACAGGCAATCTAACCAAAACAGAACGCGAACGCATACTTAATGACTTTAAAGCTGGAAAGATTAAAGCGCTCACCAATTACGGTGTATTAACGACTGGATTTGATTATCCTGATGTTGATTTGATTGTTATGCTACGCCCTACCATGTCACCCGCGCTATATGTGCAAATGTCAGGACGCGGCCTCAGACCTAAATCACACACTGACCATTGCTTGGTTTTAGACTTTGCAG